GGGCCTCAAGGTATGTCAAAGCCTCTTCAGGTACTCCTGACTCGGCACGCGCATGAACCGCAGTAGCGCACGCGCGTGACAGGTATTGAGCACCGGTCGGTGAGCTAGCTGCCCTATCGACCCTTAGAAATTCTTGAATTCCTGCTACAACGTTCTTCGCGGGCTGCGTTCTTATATTGATCGATGAAGCTTTGGCGAAGATATGTACTGCGTCCTGCACGGTGTTGGTGTATGCTAAAACATCATCGCCATTATGGACTGAGTCCCGCATGTTGGATGTCGCGCCACAGATTTCGAGGTATATGCGATTAAGTAGCGTATTAATAAAAGTCGTTAATCTCCATCCCGATAACAGGGTGCCTGAGGTTTTGTATGGGTCTTCAGATTCCACCGTTTGATTCCAGACACTTCTGAGGACCCAGTCCATGGCCTCGAGCTGGTCGGTTGACATCTTAAGTGAGAAGACGGCTTTGTATGCCATCAACACTTCGGACATTGCTGCCAGCGAGTGCTGTGAGTTGAAATCTGCATAGTCAAGACACATCGCGATGCCGTCGGCCGCAGCTAATTCAATACGTTTAGATACGTACTCCTCATTCGCCTTACGTCCCACAGGGAACACATGCGACAAGGTCTCTTCGACGGCCGGCATGGCAAAGTCAGTTAGCAGATATGATGTCAAGTCGGTGCCGTAAATAGCCCTATTCTTGGCCCATTCGTACTTAACCGAAGGCCAGGCCCTCACTTCAGGTCTGCGCTCAGTGAAGTGTTGCAGACAGTAGTCTGGCATCTTGACGACCGTATAGTGCTTCGTCCGCTCAAGAAGCCCGTGGTCTATAAACTGGTCATCCGCGGGATACTGCGAGTGGACTGAGCCCGACGGTGTTGAAGCCCACCTGCGCTGCCAGAAATCGGCCCATGTCTCGGACGTATATCTCGCTCCTTCGGCTACACCCTGCTGTAGTATGCGCGTTGCAGCCTCAAGCACTTGTCCAGGCTTGACAATGACCAGATCAGGATTAGTACGGCTGCCCCGTTCATCGGCCCAATTGACGCTACCTATACCCCTGTTGGCCAGCACTTGTAGTTCAAAGAGGTGCTCAAGCTTAGCCCCGAATAAATGCTGGTGCATTTTCATGTCTGCCGTGGCATTCTTGGTATTCAGTATCCACTTGCCTAGATCGTTCGAGGCCCAGATAACCGGAGAACGCAGCACGACTCTAACCGCATCCGTATCGGCAGCCGCAGACCAAAGCAGGACACCTGTGGCGAATGCTTCAGTCTCAGCGAATGGTGTAAGCCTAGCTAGGGCAGCAGAGATATCGAGAATGCGATCATCGCTAGCAGCACGTATGACCTCCTCGGGCCTGAACCAAGAGTGGTGCAACCCGGTGACTGCTGACCTTTCCCAGGAAATACCGATATCTGACAGCCGCACTTCAGGTTTGCTTCTAATTAATTTGACAGCTTCGTACGCCTTACGTAACCCTGGTACAGGCTCACTGCACAACGTAAGCTCGGGCCTCACACCCGCGCGTAGATGAACATAATCCAGCATAGGCCGACCTGCCAGTAACGAGATTCCCGCAATTTGAGCCACTTCCCGAATGGCTGCTGTAGCATAGGCCAATACACAATATACAAGAGTCAAGTGCTTATAAGGCACCATTAGGGCTAGGGTGCTGGTCCCTGCTATGTTAGTTACAAATATACCTATACCGAGGTTCCGCCTGTATGGCTTGACCTCAACCAAAGAATAGTTAGCCGTTTCGTGATTTGCCAAAGTAAGTACGCCGTTTTCGTCAGAAAGCAGTAGTGGTATGTGGTCGAGCTGACGTATTAGCCTTCGTCTCCAGCCTGCTCTACCTGTTCCGGTTCCTGCTCTACTCCCGCGCCAGGAGGTATAGGATCTGGGGGATGATGCGAGGTAACCTGGCTGATTAGTTGAAAACCCGCTCGGTCGACCGTCGCACGAGCATAAGCTTTCAAGATAACCGGGGCAAATTTGATGTCCTCGTCAGCAGGAATAAACGCCTCCGCGTCACGTGCCGCGACGGGGACAAACGTTCCTCGAGTACCGATCCGAGGGCCCTTCAGTGAAGTGACCGTTACAGCGTCAGAGACGCCTACCGTGACCGTCCATGTGTTGGTGTCACCACCCATAGCCGGCAGTTGTGCCCATTTCTTACGCCTCGGGGTCACCTCATGTATCAAGACGTTGACCCTATCAGGCCCTTCTACGAAAAAGGGCCTGGCAGCAGTAGAGGAAGCGTTTGACGCCCAATTTGCGCGCCTTCTGAGGCCGTTATACGACATTTCAACATCGTAGCCAAGCCAGCGGGCAGCCATGCCAAAGCACCAGGCCTTATCAACATTCTTTACAACCCAGCCGTCACCAAACATGTCAAAGTTCACCACGAAGCGATTAGACAGTGCCGTAAAGGCGCCGTCCTCTGGCATGCGGCCTAAGACGGTAGCGGGCGAACAGGGTGGCGGTACGCGTGTGACCTTTAGACGGCTCGTCCCTTCTTCAACGACCACATCATAGCCTGTAAGCTCGAGATCCGTGACGGTCATGTCGATAATATAGTCCGAGTCTTCGTCCCAAGCATCGTACTGCAGCCCATAGTCAAGAGGTACCGCGCAGTAGACCTCACCACCTGTTATAAGCGAAGCGTATGCGTAATAAGCTGCAGATGGCGCCTCGCCGAACTTATATTTCCCAAGTGTGGCGACGTCAGCCGTGTCGAGATAAAATCCGCCCTCAACCAGGTACCTGCCCCATAAGGAGACGGCATTATATAGGGCAGACGGTACGATGGTAGCTAGCCCTGTCGACTGCCACCAGCGCCATGTTTGCGTCACTGCAGCCGAAAGACCAAAGGCTTTATCATTCAAGAAGACCCTGTAAGAACCGCGCAGCGCGTCGAAGGCCGGGAGGTGTACCGTCCGGCCTCTCTTCAACCAGGCTAATCCTTCTGCTGTGTCCGGGACCGGTACCAGAGCTGTCTGATGCATAATAGCTACCGCAGCCTCAAAAGTGCCCCACAATCTGTTGACATCGACGTACTTCTCCATGGCCGCCTTAACGATATGCGGCTTAATATCAGCCTTGACGTTGGCCAGGTTTACATCCTTTGGAGCATTGGCCATTAAAACATCCGGTGCGAGAACGGGGATTTCGAGGTCGAACGCTAAGTCTGTTGTCCTGTGTCTACCTCCCAAGTGCAATAGTATGACACTTGCCTCGACACCTTTGAGACGTCTGAGGTCCACTACTGGGTGCTCAGACGGCTCCGACATCATCCGCTGGTC